CGTTAGTTCCGGCCATAAATCGGGACTGATTGGCCAGTGCTGCTTGGGGGTTTGAGTAAGGACGTCCGCTTGAGAGTTGGAGCTTTGAAACAGCTCCAGCGGATATGACTTCGACCCATTGTTCGAAGATGAAATCTTCGCAGAAATTTGAATTTCGAGAGGGCGCGAGTGCTACACGCATTGTAATAGCAGACGCAATGGTTTGATCCGGAATTGGGACCAAAGAAATGCTGGCCGCATCCTTTTGTGCAAAGGATGTTGGTGACGCATAGCTTGGTGTGTATCCACCGATTGAGCTGTTGTAAACAGCCGGGTCAGAAATCTGATCGGGTCCAATTGGAGTCAACTCTTTACCTTTGTAAAAAGCCTTCATGACTTTTACGATACGGTGGTTGGCGAGTGGACTTTCTAGGTCGTAGTCGCAAGTCTTTGCAATTACTGTGATCGGGTCGTGGTCGACTTGATGAATCAGAGACTGTTCTGAAAACTGAATAGTTGCGTCTCGAACTGCCTGTAACGCGGCAATCTCAGGGCATCCCGCTACCTCGGGTAGAACCCAAGAAAAAAACTCTTCATAATTTTTCACTCTAGACTCCGCCCATCTGAAGTGCGCCCGGATTGGGGCTTGCGCCTTTGCTGTTTAGGTCAGGCGAATAAGCTGCGTCTTTTTGCGTCTTGATCCCCAGCATCCCCTGAAATATTTGCAGGTAAGAAGCGGATAGCTGCTGGTTTTGGGCAAACTCGGCATCTTTGGCATAGGCCCGATACAAAACGTAGTTCAGTAAAGGGTCAGCGTAGATGTCTGGAATGCTCAATGATGAGGTCGCGTCCACACAGTCTGTTGGGTTCTTGGAGTAAAGAACTTCCAACTGGGTCGCGGTTGTAGCAGGCGGATAGACGTAAAAGTACTTCGGGTTTCTGTTGTCGTAGATGTAGTTTTTGCAAACCAGCACAGGTGTTTCGGAATGCCAATTGATGTTTTGCGTGTCCATCACGTCGCGGTCAACGTTACGAACCACACGTCCTCCGGACCCGTCAGCGTTAATGTTCCGAACTACATCAAGAAGGCGCAGGCCATCTGTTGGGATGGTTTGTTTTGTGCCGGTCACCATCGTTACCACGGAGGTCGAAACAGAGGCGTCTGGACGAACTAGGGCGATCACTCGCTGCGCATCGTTGAGCCATGCAATAAGCTCCGCATCTAACCAGCGAACTCCGTCTGCATCATTTAAGATAATTCGGGTTCGAGTGATGATGCCGCTTGCCAACATAGACATGGTTAATCCTTTTGAGGCTTATTGGTTAAGCCTGTGTTTGTTCTGTTGTCTCACCACTGCTTGAAGTCAAGGTGATGTGCACCGCATCCTTGGCATTGATGAAGTCTTGGTCGAAGGGTTTGTCTTGCGGGGGTGGCTCGGGAATAACTTCCCAGCGACCGCTCTCTACAAGCTCTGCGTCATATCCAGCAACCTTGCCGGTTCGCAGGTTTCGCATTAGCTTCATTTTTCGGCGTCTCATGATTGGCAAAAAAAGAAGCCACCTCAGATTTCTCCGAGGCGGCTTTGAGGAGGGAGCAGCATGGACGCACCGCTCCCTAGGAGGCATTTAGCCCTTCACGGCAACCATGTTCACCAGAGCTTCAGGCTTGGTGACGTTGTAGCCATACACGTTCAAACCACGGACGATATTGCCGAAGGTAGATTGAGCGCGGAGGGTTTCAACGTTGGTCATTTGCGAAGCAAAAGTCACAGCGTCTTTTGTGCCAGCCATCAAGTAGCTGTCGCCGTCTGCTGTTTTTGGCAGGTTGTTGGACACGTAGACCATGAAGCGGTCGATCATGCCGAGCTTGCCGTTACGCAGAGGAGAAACAGAGTCACCAGTCAGGTAGGCTTGTTTCAAATCAGAGCGCTTGACCATTGAGGCCATCCAAGCAGGGATCACCAAGTAGCGGCCATCTTCTGGAACGTTTTGCTCGTCCAGTGTTTGACCGGCATCGAGGAACAGATCCAAGATGTTGGACGCTGTGCAGGCACGGGGTGCTGCATCTGTTCCCAAGTTGATGTTGCCAGAGATAACGCCAGCAGTTGAGCCTTTGTTGGCTGCGGCTGCGGCTGCTTTCACGCCGCTCAAAATGTCTGCATCAATTGCAATTTTCATTTGAGTGGTTGCGTCGTTCGTGAAGATGTCCATCAGTTTGATGTCGGTCTGCACAGAGTCAACGTCATCCAACACCACGGCAAAGTATTTACCTTGGTCGATGTTCAACTCGATTGGCGTAGAGGTTGGAACCTGATTGGTCAGGTTGTCACCCTTGTTGTACGAGTTGATGGTGATGGTGGGAATAGTGCGGATACGCACTTTGTCGCCCTGACCCTTGATTTCGCCTTCCCAATCCGTATTGGCGATCTCGGAGAAAACAGAGGTTTTGTAGAACTTAACCTGGAGTTTTCCAGACCAGATCTCAGGGATGAAATTGCCGCTGTATTGCGTGCGGCCAGAAGCTACGGGAAATGCCATTTTGAATTACTCCAAATAAATAAAGATGCGGGTCATCGAATACGACCCTCGATTTGGGCCGCCATAATGTCGGCCTCAATGGCGACTGCATCCGCGTCTTGAATCTCTCCTCGTCGCACTCGCGCATAGAACTCGCCCACGTCTCCGCGTGTCCAAATCTTTTTGGCCGGAGGTGTGTTCGGTGCTCTGTTTGTTGGTGGAACAACTTGTGATTCGAGGGCTTGGTTGCTGGTCGCCGCCCACGATGAAGATGTCTTTTTGAACGCGTTGAAGAATTTCGCGGTTCGCGCAGCGTCACGCGACTTCTCTGCTCTTGAGAGAAGCGACTGACGTGTCTCGCCTGTTAGCTCATCGAACTCGTTTAGCCAAGATAGAAAATTGGCTTCTGTGTTGATTTGCTCCCATTCGGGGACCATGCCAGTCAAAGACGTGAAGAAGTCGCTTTCAACTTTCTCTGCCGTCACATTCGAGATGGAATCAATTCGGTTTTTTAGAGCGTCGATCTCTGCTTGCTTGCCGCTCAACTCTTCACGAGCGATGCGCCTTGCAACATCAATCAAACCCTCGCCGTATTGCTCAATCTCATCCTGATTAACAAGAGGTTCAAGCGGCTTGGTGTTCTTCATCACATCAAGCTGGTGCTCAATGTTTTGGAGACGTGACTTCAAGTCTTTGTTCTCCGCGCTAAGGCGGGGAACTTCCGAGTTGTACTTACCTTGCAATACCTTGTATCGGTGTTCCACCGTCTCGTCTGTTCCGGAAACAGGTTGAGGAGTGGAGTCGTTGGGGGTAGCCGGGGGTTCCAGTGCCGCAACAGATTCCACCAGTGGCGGCTCATTTGTTGTCGGTTTTGGCTCGGGGTTTAGCTGCGGATTTAGCAGTTCTTCTATTGCCCTGTTGGCTTTTTCTTCAGCTTCTAGGACGGCGCGTGGTAAAGACATAGATACTCCGTGAGCCGAGTCTGGTCGCGGTCGAGCCTCGCGGTGTTCGAGCGATTCAGTCGGTGTTCAGCGGTTGCTGGTTGAAGGGCCAGCCCCTTGTGCGGCAGAGTGCCGCTAACTCATTTCTGAGTTACCGCGATCTGCGGATGACGTCCGATGCTTCTGCGGCTTTACTGAGAAATTCATCGACAGCCTGTGCTGCTCCTTGTTGCCAGCGCGAGAGGACTTCGTCCTTTGTGCGGCAACTGTCGGAGTACAGGTGTTGTCGAGAATCTTCAAGCCAAGCTCGGATCGTCTCGAAATTGGGATTGCCCTCAAGTGAGGCGAGGGCGTTTAAAACTTGTGTTGTTGGCTTTTGCAGCATCAATCAATTTGATTTGTAGCCGCGACGTGGCGTTGCATCTTCAACAGATTTGCCCGTGCTGCCAGACATATAGCCACGGCGAGGCGTCGGCTTTTCGATTGTTCTTGCTGCATTTTTATTTGCTGCCGGTGCGCTCGAAAAATTCAACGCATTGGCATCAAAACTGGTATCGCTTTTTACTGGAGCGGCGGCTTTTGTTTTACGCTCGGCGACGTCAGCGGCAAATGACTTGCTGCTTTGACCATCGCTTTTTGCAGAGACTTGTGAACTAGAAGCAGGCTTTGCTGCCGCTGGTGTCGGTGTAGATGACTTGGCCGAAACTGATCTTGTTGTGGCGGCTTTTACTGGCACTGCTGCAACGCCTTCACTGGCTTTGTTTTTTGCGATTGCTTCGTCGACGCCTTCAAACTCGCCTTGTGAATATTTGACAGCAGGGCCAATCGATCTTGTTGCCTTGAGTGCATCGGCTGCTTGGTTTTCAGAAGTGGCTTTAGCTATTGCGGCTGATTCATCTGAGGCGGCTTTTACGCTGCGCTCGGTTTCGCCTCGGCCTGCGCCGTACTCTCGGTACGCTTCAGACTTGGGGTCGTCGATGTTGCCTTGCGTGAAGCGCTTCAAGCCACTCATCAATCGCTGGCCAAAGCTGCTGTCTTTGTCTAGGGTTTCACGCTCTGCGTTGGATGCCGCCAAGCCTTCCGACTTCAGTGCATCAACTTCGCCGCCATCAGCAAACTTGGCAACACCGCCTAGCTTGTGGTGCATTGATCCGGCAGACAAAGTCTGTGGGCCATTCTTCTTGAAGTTCTGACCTTGCCATTCTTGGTGATTTGCCATTTCAGCAACCTTTCTTTGAGTAGCCCTTGACCATGCCGCCGTTGGCCTTCTTGGCCGCTGCGCCGTACTGGCTAGGTGTCAGCTTGCCGCTGGCCATATCCTTGCCCTTTTGGATCAGGGCTTTGCGAGGGGTTGGCTTTTCGCCTTCCTTTTTTTCCTCGCGCTGTTCAGAAGCTGCGTAACCTTTTGGGGTCACCTTGCCTGAGCGAACAGATTTGGCTTCGGACATCTCTTCGGCCTTGGTGTCTTTTCCGCTAAAGGGAGATGCCTTGCCGCCATTGGCAAAGCCGGTTGGGATCATCCCTTTTGACGGCTTGACGATTTTTCGTGCTGCGGTGCTCATGCAATCTCCTGTTGGGGCTGAACGGTATTGATTGGGGCTGGAGGTGGTGCACCGGGTGGGCCTGCCTCTGCCGGTGCGGGAAGCTGTTGTTGACCAGGTATCTGAGACTGCATGGCCTGTTCAATCTGTCCCTGACGGAACTTGAGAACTTCTTGGCTGGGAACCAGCTTGTCTGTGTCCATCTGCAAGCCCTTGGCCAGCTCTCGCAACAGATAAGCGCGGCCTTGTGGACCAACAATCTGGAGGTCAACAGGATTGGCGGTCGCCGCGAGGAACTCGTTGCGACGTACCTGAATCTGCTCTTTGTGGACCAAGCCCATTGCGCCCGTAGAGATGACTCGGAAGTCGCCCTTGATATACGGGTCGGGGTTGTACATCATGTTGTGCACATAAAAGCGGGACACCACCATCGAGACCACATGGTCGATGGACAGAATTGCCGCCTTGATTCCCTTGGCTGCGTTGTCCATAAGCATGGACAGACCGGAAGCTGTTCGTCCAGCCCCGGAGCCGCCAGCCCCGCCGCCGTAGATGTAGTTCGGGATGCCTGTTACTTCGTCAGCTTGCTTGGCAAACTGGTTGTAGACACCCATCAGCTCGGCAGCCTTCATGTCTGGCATGAAGAATCTGACGGCAGGTTGTCCGCCACCAGTTCTGTCGGAGGTTGTCTGCCAGATCTTCCAAGGGAACATCTGCGTTAACTCTTCGCCATCGGCCAGACGGTCAACAGACACGTCAACCTGTGG